GAGCAGGCCGTGCGCGTCATGTGCATGGCACTGCCACGCGATCTCACTACCCTGCAAATCCTGCGGCGCGTCGCTGAGGAAGAAGAGGCCAAGCAGCCTGGCCAGCCATTCAACTGGCGCACACTTCCTGGTCTGCTGCCTCGCGGATGGCCGTCTGGCCGGTGAAGTCCTCCCACCGGCGCACGATCACATCCACGTACTTCGGATCGAGTTCGATCAGCCGCGCGACGCGACCTGACTTTTCGGCTGCAATCAACGTTGTGCCGGAACCACCGAACGGATCGAGTACCACGTTACCCGGGCGGCTCGAATTTCGGATGGCTCGCTCGACCAGCTCCACCGGCTTCATGGTCGGATGCAGATCGTTCTTCTGCGGCTTCTTGATAGCCCACACATCGCCCTGATCGCGGTCACCACACCAGTGGCGTTGCGCACCCTCGGGCCATCCGTACAAGATCGGTTCGTACTGGCGCTGGTAGTCGGCACGGCCCAGCGTGAAGGTGTTCTTGGCCCAGATGATGAACGTCGACCACTTGCCACCGGCGGCGCGAAAGGCGGCCTGCAGCACATCCAGCTCGCTGGATGACATCGCCACATAGATGCCGCCCCGGCAGTTCGCCACGGTGGGCGTCAATGCTGCCAACAGGAAGTCGTAGAAGCCATCGCCCAAGTTGTCGTTGAGGATCGCGCGATCCTTGCCGCGCATCTTGTCCTTGGCGCTGTTGGCGTAGTTCACGTTGTACGGCGGGTCGGTGAAGACCATGTCTGCCACGTCGCCTTGCATCAGCCGGGCATAGCTCTCGGCCACGGTCGAGTCGCCGCACAGCAGTCGGTGCTGGCCCATGATCCAGACATCGCCCGGGCGCGATATTGGAATTTCGCCAACCTCCGGTACCGCATCCTCATCGGTCTGGCCCTCATTGTCCGGCTCGTCGCCCGCGATCAGTTCGGCCAGCGCGTCGGCGTCGAAGCCGGTGATGTCCAGATCGAAACCTTCGAGTTGCAGGGCTTCCAGTTCGATCCGGAGCATCGCATCGTCCCAGCCTGCGTTCTCCGCGATGCGGTTGTCTGCGATGACCAAGGCGCGGCGCTGGGTCGGGCTCAGGTGATCCAGTACGACCACGGGCACGATCTCAAGCCCAAGTTTCTGCGCAGCGGCCAAGCGTCCATGCCCAGCGACGATGATGCCGTCACTGCCTGCAAGGATCGGATTGGTGAAGCCAAACTCGACAATCGATGCGGCGATCTGCGCCACCTGATCATCCGAGTGCGTCCGCGCATTGCGGGCATAGGGCAGCAGTTTGGCTGTAGGCCACTGCTCGATCTTGTCTGCCAACCAGGACGCGCTCATTGTTTTACCTCCGTGGGCGCCAGCCGTTCTGTGGCCACGTCGTCGAAGGACTGGCCCGATTTGATTCCACAGCCTGCGATAAGCGTGACCGGCACGCCGGGGTGGTTTTGCTGAAAGCGCTTGATGGCCACGTCCACGTACTCCGGCGCAATTTCCACGCTGCGGCAGATACGACCAGTGCGTTGCGCGGCCAGCATCGTCGTGCCACTGCCACCGAAGGGCTCGAACACGACGTCACCCGAATCGGTGTAAGCCTCGATGGCAAACTCAGGCAATGCGACCGGGAACACAGCCGGGTGATCAATGTCCTGCCCGATCTTTCCCTTGTGGCGCATCACGCGAATCACCGAGTCGGGGATTCGGGTGTCCTGCGTCGGCTGACCCTTGTGCGTCCAGCCTCCGACCTCGCCATCCTTAGCGCGCATCGCCGTGGACGACCCGTCAGCGCGCAGGTGCGATTCCTGGCCTGCGTGCTTGCAAGGAACAATCTTGTTGGGTTTGCGGGTGCTGCGATTGAAGTGGAAAACAAACTCGAAGCTGGGAGCCAATCGGCCCTGCCAGTCGCCGGGCATGCCTGGCCCCTGATCCCAGACGTACCACGCGAAGCGCCGCCACCCTTGCTGACGCATCCAGGACAGCCAGCCGTCCCAATAGGGGATGACTTCGTTGTCGCGGTGGATCAGCCCAAGATTGACCAGCACCTGTCCGTCGCCCGCCATCGGCAGATGTGCGAACACACCGCGCATCAGGACATCCCAATCGGCAATGCCGCCGGAGGTGTAGTCGCGCTGGTTGCCATACGGCGGCGAGGTGAAGCAAAGCTGCGCCGTGTCACCCTGCATCAGCGTGGCGACCACGGCTGGGTCGGTGGCGTCGCCACAGATCAACCGGTGCGAGCCGATGGCCCAGACATCGCCCTCGCGCGACACCGCCACCACTGGTTTGTCAGGTACGTCATCAGTCGTATCGGGTTCGTCGGCATCTGCATCATCTTGCGCCGCAGGTTCTGCTTCGGTGGGCGTGGCATCTGCCAGCAGCGCATCGATCTCGATGTTCTCGAAGCCGGTCAGCGCCAGTTCGAAACCCGCTTCGGAAAGCTCCGCCAGTTCGAGCGCCAACATCTCCTCATCCCAGCCAGCGTCAAGCGCCAGCCGGTTGTCGGCGATGACCAAGGCGCGCTTTTGCGCGGTGGTGAGATGGGCCAGTTCGATCACCGGCACCTGATCTAGCCCCAGCTTGCGTGCAGCAGCCAAACGACCATGGCCCGCGATGATGCCGTTGTCGCCATCCACCAGGATCGGGTTCGTCCAGCCGTACTCGACGATGCTGGCCGCGATCTTGGCGATCTGGCTTTCAGCGTGTGTGCGCGGATTGCGGGCGTAGGGAATCAGCGCCTCGACCTTGCGGTACTCGACGTTGAGCGTGTTCAAAGATGGTGTCCTGAAAATAGAAAACCCGCCGACGACAACCGTGGGCGGGTTTTGGGGTTGGTGCGAACTGACGGGGTGCGAACTGCGAACCGTGCGAACCTTGGTTCGCACCCTGACGCTAAAAAAGCGCCGCGCTCGCGCCCCCCGCATACCCTCATGGGCAGGAAGGACCCATCAACTTTCCGCAGGGCTCCTCAATAGCCTTCTATGCATCAGCCATCAGCTGTACGCAGCGATCCGCATCTGTCGCTCTTCAGAGCGACAGCCTGCTTTTCTGCCGAACTACTGGTTCACCAGGTCTCGGGCTTTCGCAGTGCCGAATGCGGAATGCGTTCGGGCAACTGAGCGTTTTTCAAATGCACCGGACTTAGCGGCTTTGACCAATGAGCATGCCTTGATAGGTCAGTCGATATCCTACGGTGATCGTCGCCAGGTATTGGAGCAACCACCCCCAATCGGATGCCAGGGTGATGCTGTCGGACTGTCGCAAGAGCTGCTTCCAGGTCCGTGTCATTGCTGCACACGACAGCCTGGTCATAAGCTCCAGTCCACGCGCCAGCGATCAAGTCTGCTGCGAGATTGACGTCGGTTTTCTTTTCGTTGAAGTCATAGACCTGAACCATCTGCAGCTCTGGGGCTTCGGCGATCGGCTTGACCAGCCGCTGGAAAGGCGTTGTCGCGAGTATCTTGCCTTCGATGATGGCAATCTGCTGGGGATACATTTTGCGCAGCGCCTGTAGGTAACGCCTTTGACGCTGCGGGGATTCGGGGCTGTCACACATTCGGCCCAACACCGGCGCTGTGTAGTAGCGCACCTGAATCAGTTCTACTTCGGGGTCCAGCACATGATCACGGAACAGGGCGAACAGATCCAGCCACTTGAGCGTGGTCTTTCTCAACAACCCGTAGTAGAGGTTGTAGCCATCAACGTAGACAACCGTCCGCAAAAATCCATCTCCAGAAGTGACAAAGCCGCCCGGAGGCGGCCTGTCGCCCTAAGAGCATCTGGCCAAACCAGACGGTCAGAGGGTGAGTCGTGAAGGAACTATACACCAAATTTCAGATCGGGCTCAAGGACCATCACTTCGGTCCGTTCAAAACACTTCCTTCTTGCACACCGCTGTCCTGACCATAGCTGAAACTGTAGGCCCAAACCGGGCAAAACGCGACAGGGGGTGTTTTGGCATCTGTCATCACCATCCCCCACCACCCCGCGCCCGTCTTCGATTTGCCGCGACTTCAATCAGTGCCCCTTGTTCAGGTGCAGAACGACCAGATGAATAGCGGCGTCGTACCGCCGCTGCGCAGTTCTTGCCGCGCAGGCAAACCGCCGACCGATCTGCTCCCAGCGATACCGGTTCGAGCGCATCCAGACCAGGTGTCGCTGCTCCACCTCCAGCCACTGCACCCAGCGCATGGTCTCCAGCATCCGCTCCACGGCTTGGGGACTGGGGGGCATGGGCCGGTACAGCCGCTCGGGATCAGGGTAGCGCTCGGGCACCTGCATGGCCAAGGTCATCCACGGGTTGAAGTAGCCGCCCGGTCTGACCCGGGGCAGCTTGTGTGCAATCTCGGCAGCCTCAGCAAACCGGGCGGCCACATCGTCCACAGTCCATTCGGTTCTGGCCTCAGTCATGGCGCTTGCCTCCATCACCGTAGAGGCGTTCACCCAGACGACGGACGAACTGTTTCTCCACCCAGTCGAGCCGTTCGTCGTGCTCGCTGACCACCAGGATGTGATCGGTGCGCCAGCCATCGCGTTTGACCGCGTCCAGATCGGGCGTGGTGGGCTGCAGATTGCCCAAGGGGCAGCGGTAGCGGTATTGGGGCACTTTCATGTCACACCCCCTCTGTGGCCATCTCACGGGCCAGGTACAGCAAGGCGATGGCGTCAGCCTCGTTGTCGTCGGTCGGGGCATGTCCACGCGCACGGACAGATGCCACCATTTCGTCCTTGCTGGCGTTACCTTTACCCGTGGCGTGCTTCTTGATCGTGCCGACCGGAATGCCCTGGTAGGGAATCTGGTGGTGCTCGCACCAGGCAGTGAGCTGTCCCATGAATCCGCCGTAGGCATGGGCCGCGTCGACACCAACGTGGCGGCGGACCTCTTCGAACACGACTTGGTCGATGCCGTCGTTGCACTGCTTGATGTCGGTGAGCCAGCGCTTGAACCGCAGAAAGCGCATGCCGCCGCCTTCGAAGCGTTGGGGTTTGAAGGATTGGCTGCCACTGGTGATGCTGCCGTCACGGCTGGTCAGTGCCCAGCCGGTTTGTGTGCCCAGATCGAGGGCGAAGATGGTCATTGTGTTCATTGGTCACTCCATGCGTTTTTGGCATCTGGTGACCGAAGGTGACCCGTTTCTCGTTATCCGCTCGCGCCTGCGCACGTACACGTGTAGAGAGATAACGATATGCCGGTCACTTTCGGTCACCCACTGGGGTCTGTCGATTCGGTCAGTCGTCGCGATAGGGCATGTAGGCGCCCGGCTCGCGGGGTTTGAGCGACAGGCCTGACAGGGCTTTTGCCCCGCCATGCAGGCGTGTGCGCGCAAACCCACGGTTGATGAGTTGCTGGGTGAGCCAGCGGCTGGTGCCCACGTACTCGCCACGCCGCTCAGCGCGCTCACGCCAGCGCTGGTAGATCGCGGAAATCGCTTCCCGCGCCACGGGCGATTGCTGGCAGTCCTCGTCCAGGAACTCACCAATTGCGTCCTCTTCTTCGAAGTACTCATCGGTGGCATCGAGCACCTGCTGGGGCGGGTCGAGCCGGCCCTGACGCTGCCACTCCAGACAGCCTTGAACCGCCCAAGCCAGGATCCCATCCCGTTCAGCCAGCAGCTTTTGCTGCAGGTGCTTGTCACGCCTTTCCGGTGGGACAGTGATCGTGAACGGGATCAGATGGAGGCGCCGCTTCATCGCTTCGTCGATGTTGCGGATGGCTGGCTTGTGATTGCCTGCCACGATCAGCTTGAACTGCGGCATGAACTCGAAAAAATCCTGGCGCATGAAGCGCGCCGAGATCTTGTCGCCACCGGTCAAGCTCTTGACCTTGGACTCGGCCCAGCGTCGCCCTTGCTCGGTTTCGATGGCGGCGACAAACCGGGCCCCACGCAGGCTGGCCATATCGGTAGGGTGCCTGTCTGTGCGGGTTTCCATGAACGTGTCCATGGGCGCGTTGGTGGCGTAGTCCCCCAGGATGGTGGCCAGGGTGTTCACGAACACCGATTTGCCGTTGGCACCCGTGCCGTACAGGAAGAACAGCGCGTGCTCGCGTGTGGATCCAGTCAGCGCATACCCTGCCATCCGGGCAAGATAGGCTTGCAGTGCCTGATCACCGCCCGTGACCTCATGGATGAACTGCCGCCAGGTGGGGCAATCACCCGCGGGGGTGGCCGTCGTGATCTTGGTCAGTCGGTCCAGACGGTCGTGGGAGCGCAGCACGCCATTCTTGAGATTCACCACGCCGCCTGGCGTGTTGAGCAGCCAGGGGTCGGCATCCCACTCGTCGGCGGTGGCGGCATGACGCCGATCGGAGCGTGCGAGCCGCTCCAAGCCAGCCACCGTGCCACTGCTGGCGAGTTTGGCGGCCACCCGGTGAGAATCAGCCTTGAGTGCGGCCTCCCGACAGATCTGGCGCATCAGGTGGTGCGCCGCCAGAGTCTCCTCGGTTTGCCAGCGCTTGCCAGTCCAGAACACCCACTTTCCCCACAACGCGACATAGCGCCAGTCCTGGGCGTACCGACCCGAGAAAGTCAGCGCCAGTGCGTCTTCGGTGGCCCACACCGATTGCTCGGTCGGATCTGCTGCCTGCGTGATGTCTGGCGTTGAAGGCTGGAACTGGATGCGCTCACCGTGGGCAAGGAAGGCCTCCACATCAAAGCCCTCAGCAATGGCGTCGGCTGCGTCCCAGCCATCCGCACTTCCTTGGGGGTCTTGCGCCGTAGGATTGGACGGCGGCATCAACACCGCGCAGTGCTGGGCTCCTGCTGCCATGACCGCCTCGGCGGCATTCATGGCGTACTCCCAGCCGGGTTTGTCGCGGTCGGGCCAAATCAGGACATGCTTACCCTGAACGGGCGACCAGTCGGTCTTGTCGATCGGTGCGTTGGCACCGTGCATCGCGGTGGTCGCGCAGTGGCCCACGTCGATCAAGGCCTGGGCGCATTTTTCGCCCTCGACCAGAATCACCCGGTCGGCATGAAAAATGCCAGGTTGGTTGAACAACGGCCTCGGATCGGGCGGCGCCATTTTGCGACGCTTGGCATCCCAAGGGCGGAATTCCTTACGTCCAGGACTGGGCTCATAGCGATACACGCAGGCAATCAGACTGCCGTCAGCGGCAAGATAGTCCCACTTAGCGGTGGCTGGACCCAATTCATCCACCGGCGCGCTTGCCTTGCGTCTGGCGGGTGACACGGCGGGCGCTCGGCCGAGCAGTTCCCGGGCGAAGCTGAGGACGGCCGCGAAATCACGATGCGTGTCCCAATGGCGGTGCGCAGCGATGAGCGCAAAGACATCGCCACCATTACCCGTGGCGCGGTCGATCCACAGGCCCGCCCGTTCACCATCCAGCTCGATCTCCAGACTGCGACCTGGACTGCCCAGCACATCGCCAACGACGAATTTGCCGTGTGTCACCTTGCCCGCCGGAAATAAAGCAAACAGCACGCCCTCAAGCCGTGCCATCAAGGCCGATCGCAGTTCATCCCGCTCGGAATTTCCGCTGGGTGATGGAGCTGCGGGTTCTTGGTCGTTGAAATCAAGCATGGACACCTCCTTCATCGGTGTCTGCCGGATTCAAGTAGCCAGCCTTGGTCGCGATCTCTCGCATGAAGTTGGGGGACAGACCGACCTGGTCGCACCACAGCTCCAGGCGCCCGTCTCGAAAGAAACGTCTGGCCTCAGAGCGCAGATGTTTCGAGGGCGAGCACAGGTCAATGAACGCCTGTTTGATAACAGCTACGACCAGTCGCGACTCCGGACACACCACAGCCACATGGCGCAGCAGCAGACGCTCCAGCAGGGATGCACCGATCAAGGGTTTCTGGCGACGGGCGGTCACCATCAATGCCTCGATGACGGGTTGAGGAAGACGCGCATTCATGACTGCACCCCCGATGCGCTCACACCCTGCTCGCGCCAACACCGACGCGCCCAGGCGCAGTACTTGCACTCGTAGAAACTCGGCTCAGACGCCACGCGCGGCAGCAATTCACCAGCCTCGGTCGCCTGGATGACTTTGACAGCGCGATCAGACATGCGCTGCGCAAGCGCTGCATCAAACGGCACCAGCTCCAACCAAAGCTCCTGGGTGTCCTTGTTGATCGCGGTGAACAACGCAGGCTGAGACGCGATGCCGGGGATGCTCGGCTCCATGTACGCCTGATAGATCGCCATTTGCGCGGCGTAGATCGGCTTGGTCACGGTCATGCCCTTTTTGGCGGTGTCGCGCCAGTTCCTGTCGTTCATGGTCTTGCACTCCCAGAGCATGGGAAACGACAAACCCAGGTTGGGAGGGGCGCCGGCGATCACGCCGTCGACATGCCCCTGGATGCGACCACCCGTGACGGAGAAGCCAAATTGCTCGCCATCCTGCTTGCGGGTGTAGAGGTCGAAGCCAGCCAGGCGCAGCCAGCGAATGGCCAGGTCCTCCATGACATGGCCGACTTCGAAGATCCGCAGCGTGCGACCCGGCAGCTCGGCACCGTCGTCCACCGGCGCGTCGACGTACTCGTATTGCAGGGCGCGCTCGCAGGGCACACCGAGGCGTGAGGCGCCCAGATAGCGCCGGCGGGCCTGCTGGCTGCGCTCGGCTTGCAAGGCTGCATCCAGCAGCATTGACACCTGCTCGTGAAATTTGGGTTGATGGTTCAGGTCGATCATCAAATTGGAATCCTGTGGTGATCGCCACCCGTGCTGGCAGTGGCCTTGCGGCTGGCGAGTTGTTCAAAGAAAGTGCGATCGCGCTCGACCATGCGTTCGTGCTCGGCCAACATGTGGGCCTGATAGGCGTCGACCACGACCTCCACCAGGCGCAGGACTTCGTCCTTGCCGTAGTCGGCTAAAGGGCGATCCATGCCGATGGAGGCGACGTACTCGCCTAAGGG